AACCAAGCTGGCATTGCGCTATCTAGCCAAGTGGCATCGCAAATCTGATTGTCCATGTCAATAGAGTCGTCAGTTGCCTTGCCGTAAACCATTAGCGAGCCATCTTCTTGCTTTTCAGCCTTAACAATGGCGGCATACGAGGTTGCGAAATCGTTCATAGGTGCTTTATCCTTTTTTTCGTTTTCCTTGGAAATTCTGTTAGCCCAACTTCTACCGGCATCGCCGCCCCATAAGAGCCACGCGATATAACCAGCAGAATCTTTGCCCCAACCTTCGCCCTTCTTATCTACTTCATGTCGTGCGAAGTAGCTGACCATGCGATGAATGGTGTCTAGCGATAAAGAAGCTCCGTTAGATAAATCTCTAGCGCGAGCAACGCCTACCTCAGTTCCACCGCGACCATGCTTCTCGCGTAGCTCTAAGCCACGCTTGGCATTGGCACGAACCTCTGCGGGTGGAGTAAAACCGTCAGCCATTAGTTAGCCGCGCTCCATAGGTAGGAGACGGAAGTTGATGCACCAGAGGCGATGACAGAGATTGTTGTTCCGGCGGTAAATTCAAGAGCTTGAGTTGTAGCAGCAGGGATAGGCAAGCCCTGTGTAGCACCGCTTGAAGTAACAGTTCCGTCACCGATATAAACGGTCTTTGAGGAATCGTTGTTGCGGATGTATAGAAGTGCGCGGCGAATACCTGTTGGCACGACAAACAAGCTAGTCGCGGTTGTGCCTACGGTTACTGTGCCGTGTTGAAGTGGTGCTGCCATGTTTTCTCCTTATAGGGTGCTGGTATCAACCATGTACGGCGCAAGCGCGCACATACAGTTGGGGTGTGCTGGTGGTTCTGTATCTCCCGAAGGAAAGACTTCATCTATGCCAATCGGTGAGGCATCGGCGTTTTCTTGGCAATCTTCGCATCCGATAGCTACTAGCCATTCGACTTGCTCAACGCCTGAAGTTTCGTACAAATCTCGGGAAGCTACGGATACTGCGCGAGACATTTCGGTTTGCGCAATAACAAGCGCTTGTTGTGGATCGTTGATTACTTGGTCAACGAGGATAGAGACATCTTTCGGCGTGATACCTGCGGCGAGCGCCTGACCCAAAACAGTACCGATTCGATTCAACTTGGTGTCGGTGATGCCGTCTAAGACGATACCTCGGCGGTCAAGAAGTTTCTGCAATCCGCCTTTAGGCTTTACAAGTGCAGATGCGGCTTGATTACCGGGTGTCCAAGTATCCCAGTTAACAACGCCAACGCTCGGCGCTTTTTCGATACCGCGAAGCATATATTGTCCTGAGACAGTTCCCAAAACCCAACCGTCTGCATAAAGAGGCTTCAAAGCATCAAGCAGATACTTCTTGTCAGGTGTAATGCTTGTTCGCGCCCAATCGCGGGCTTGTTGTGTCGTAGTTGATTCCGACCCGATATGGGAGTGAAACCAACGCTCTACGATGTCATCTGCGTTAAACGCTTTCTGGAATCCCTTACGGATTCGGTCAGCGTGTTTTGCAGCAATGCGAACCGTTGCGCCATGCGCGGGCCATTGCATTACAACCCCAAATAGCGTTCGGCGTACCAGCGAGCGCCGTCAAGGTCTTTCTCCTCAACGAACTTGTTAAGAACCTCTGCGTAAGCATGATCCAAATGTTCAAAGTTGAAAGCGCGGGTTGGTGTGCCTCGGCGAACCCAACGGATGAACTTCTTGACTTCTTCCTGAGCTGGCTCTGCAACTTCAGGCTTAGGAGCTTCTGTCGCGGCTAGCTCATTGTCCTGAACGCCGTTTTCATCTAGCGAAGTACCCGCAGCAACTAAGCCATCTGGAGTAAAGAGGAACACGGATTGTCCGGCAACGAAGATAGGCATATCGGCTTCTGGAGTATCAAGAAGTGGCATACCAGCTTCAGCGCGGTGTTCGTTAACTGTCATTCCGCCGTTGCGAACAACGATGTCGTCACGCTTGGCAACGCCTTCGGTGTCTTGGCGCTCTGCCTTCATAAACTTAAACTCAAGCTCGCGTGGCATATTGAGGAATGAGTAGGAAATGTTAGTAAGAATCTTGCCGAGCCATTGCGAAATCGGATCAACGCCGATAGCTTGACCTGACTCTGCTTCGCCGTCTTGGTGACCCTTGCCGCCAAGTCCACCGCTCTTAGGGGTGAAACCAATCTCAGAAGGCATAACGCCAAAGTGACCGCAGATAGAGGTAACGAGATAGTCGTCTAGGACATCCTTAAACTTCTCGCCGTAGCCATCAAACTGAACTGCCTTAATACCCGCAGGAAGCAAACGAGCGCGCTTGCGTTGTTCGGTCTGTCCGGCAAGGTCATCGTTGAAGATGTTCTCATAGGCACGAAGCAACTCTGGGTTGTTACCGAATGTTGCATCGGTTTCGAATAGCATCTCAGGCACAACGCCATCGGTGTATTCGGCGCGAATCCATTGCTGACGGCGCAGGTAAATATCGGCAATCATCAACGAACGCTCAACTGGTGAGTAGCCGTAAACAGTCCATGTACGGCGGTTCATGATGTTATAGACAAGCTGATCCGAAGTGAACTCGCCATCGGCAGCAGGGGCATCATCCGTCACATCAAATTCTGTGCGAGGGAAGCCGTAAAGAATCTGTTGGTAAGCAGGGCCTTGTTCTGGTGTTGGGCGGAATCCAAGGTCGTTAATAAGTGGCTTGATAGTTGAGCCATCAAGAACCTTAAGACCCATGAGGTCGCCGCCTACGGTCTTTTGGGGCCAGATAGCCCATGCGTCTAGCACAAGGATTTCTTCTAATGAGAGCTTGAGCCAATCGGCAAATGTCAAACCTTCTTGCACATCAGGCATACGCCAGAAATCAACGAGGCGGTCAATCTCAGGAGCGAACTGGTCGCGGGCTTTGTTCATCGCCTGAAGGTGGTTGCCACCTGAGTTAGCAATAATCTTTTCGCTGGCGGCTTGGGTAATCGTAATATCCCAATCCAGCGCGGCAATCTTGTTCTTCAATACTTCGATGCAACGGCGCAAGATGTCAATCTGGTCTGCGGCAGCGCGTAGGGTCTTAAACGGTACAAGGCGAGTTTCGGTGATGTTGATGTTCTGCGCAACAAGGAACTCATAGCGGCGTGGATCAGGGCGACCGCGCTCTTGTAGCGGGTTGATAGCGCCGGGGATAAGTGGAACGCCGGGGCTGAAAGGAACATTGGCGATATTTTGGTCGCGTGGAAGTGGTACTTGTGTGCCGTAACCTGAGTTTTGGGTAAGAACACTATTGCGCAGTTGTGCTTCAGACATAGCAACCGCGCCTGTTGGCAATCCCGGTGCTTTGACAATCTCTGACGCTACTCGCGCAGCGAAGCGGTCAAGCAGACCCATGTGTTCTCCTTAATTAGCGTACCCAAATCATACCGACATCAGCAGTCGGTCTAAGTCCTGCGTTTTTCCATTCGTGCGATTCCCAAGCAGGTGCGTTCTCGCTCTGCCAAGTGCGAACATCTAAATCTATGCCGTACCAAGTTGCAGGTCGTTGCAAGTGATGAACGATGAACTGTGGCGCGACTTCGGTATAACCAAGTGAGGCTAGGTAGGCTAACTGCTCTTGGTGTTGATCCAGCGTGGCTAAAGTCCATTCGAAGGTCAGCTCGCCGTAGTGCTGAGTCATGCCTCGAAAGACATTCCATTCGCCGCCTTCAACATCTATCTTAGTCAAATCGGGCTTACCGTGTTTCTTGACCAGCGTATCCATCGTGATTGTAAGAACTCGTATTGCGTGAAATGGCTTGCCCGCATACGGCATAGATTCGGCGGTCAGCCAATCTTTATTCAGGGTGCTTAGCCCATCTTCGTCAGCTTCGTAAAACTCCACCGTCTGATAGTCGCTATCGGATACGGCGTATTTTAGGGGCGTGACATTCGGGTTGTTGATGAAGTTACCCGCAAGCTCGCCATACATCCGTGACGGTTCGATAGCTATTACTTTGTAGCCAAGGTTTAACCCGGCTTGAGTTGCATCGCCTTTATTTGCGCCTATGTCAAATAGAAGCAAGGTTGCGCACCACCGATTCACGATATTCGGGGGTGAGGTCGTAGGCAAGTAAGTCGTTAAATATCTTGACCGCTTCATCCTTGCGACCAATCCACCACGCCGCCACACCCTTCTCAAAGAGCAAGCAGTAATCGGTGAACTCTAGGTCAATCGTTGGATCGCTTTTCTGTCCGTTGTGCAATCCCAACTCGGCCCATGTGTAGGACTCTTGGTATTCACGCTGGCGTTCAAAGAACCGCGACATCCAGAAGTACGCCTCGGAGCGATAAGGCAGATAGGCGAGTGCTTGCAAGATGCAGTTAGAGACGGTGTGCAGTCTGTCGTTCTGTTGTTCGAAGCACTTGGCAAGTCGCAGAAGCGAGGCATAGACCAAGCTCGGATGCGTGTCCTTGCCGTACTCTGCCGTTCGCAAGTAGAACGATACGGCGCTCGCAATTTGATTCTGCGAGTCGTACTCTACGGCGGCTTGGAAGTTCAGCTCAGGATTAAAAGGGTCTTTGGATAAATCCGCGATGATTGTCTCTATAAGCACTCTGCCACCATTTGGTTTACAAGTTCGCCTGGTACTTGCAAGATAAACGCGGCATTGTCTTGGAAACCCCAAGAGATAAGCAGGTCGCCGTTATGTTCGGCAGCTCCTACGCAGAACTCAATCCTGCCGTCTAAGAACTTAAACGGTTCAGGTGAGATGCCGATAAGGTGCAGTTCGTCATCATAAACGCAGAGACGGTGGTTGTAGATGCCGTCCTTTTGCCCAAGATAGTTCTTGAACAAGTCCACTTCATGCGTGATAGAAATATAGTGGTCGCCCCAACGGATAACCTGCGAGCTTCCGCGCTGATCCTTTTCGGGCTTTAGCCCGCCGAAGTGAAGCGTGTCTTGCATGGCTTGGTCTCCCACAACAGAGACAACCTCAACAGGTGAGTGCCATTTGATGAAGTTAAAAGGTCGGTCAATAACCGGAACCCAGTTCTTCTCGCAGTACGAGTTATCGGGTTGCGGTGCTTTGATGCGTGTTCGGGAAACTTCCTTAACGCTCCAGTTGTTTTTATTTATCTCTATCTTAGATAGTTCCATGCGACCCACGCCGTTAGTTGTGGTGTCTCGGCGAACTCCAATGATATAGTAGCCATCCCAATAAACAAGGCGAGCATCTTCTAATCCGACAAACTCCCAGATAGGTTCATGCAAGTTCAACATTTCTACCTTGGTGCAATCGGTGATGTTTAAATCGTTGTTGAGTCGAACGAGATAATTCTCGGTGACAAGTCGTTGGTCTTTCTCGGGATGGAGATAAGCAAGTGGCCCCCACCGCGAGGGAAAGATTTGCACATTCTCGCTATGAAAGAGGATGTAGTTGACGACTCGGACAT